ATGTCATTGTTTGCTTTTACAACAAATTCATCTCTGATTTGTTTCTTTTCTTGCCAACGTGCCATTAATTCTTTTGCAGATTCTGGCATCTCATTAATTTTGTATTCTATACCATCGTCTGCAAACTTAATTGTCGGCTCATCGACAGTTTCAGTTTTATTTTTTTCAACCATTTATTTCTCCCTTTGGTTTTGTTTATAAGTATCACATACCTCTTTAGCATTACACCAACGGCAACCGTCTTTACTATAGTTGTATGTGGGTATTTCTTCAAAGCAAGCTTCAGCAGCTGGCTTCAAAGTTTCATAAGCCCATTCAACTAAATTAATAGCTGATATGGAGTATGATCGGATATGACCATCTTTATGCCAACCTCTTGGTTGTACAATAGTCATTTGCACCGTACAGTCATCGCCGTATCTTGACAATGCACCTAGTGCATAAATTCGCATTTGTGGGTTGTCAGCTTCTACTGCCCACTTACCAGTTTTAAGATCTATGATTTCTATGGTGTCTTTACCAATGAGAATAGCATCTGCTGTTCCCCATAAATCTTCATGTATCTCTGGCATGTTAACTCTTTCTTCAATTAATGGTCTTGCTACATCAAGCTCCATCATTCTTTTGTCTATGTAATCTACATAAACTTTTGCACAGTCAATCATCTCTTGGTCAACTGTCAAATCAAAATCTTCTACATGGTGAGTGGTATCAAGATAATATTCTTCTAAGGTAAGATTATTTAATCTACCTTTAAGTAGTGTCTCTACCATTTCGTGAATCAATGTACCTGTCGCTGCTGGTATACCTACTTTGTATTCTACATCCATACTTGCAAGTAGCTGTGGCATACCTGGACACGCCATCCATATCTTTGCTGATGATGGACTTAACTTAGCGTGTGCCATGGACAGAAATATAAGAGTCTTGTTCCATTCTTTTCACATCATCAAGATCGTATTTAATCTTACCACCAATCTTAAAGTAGTTAGGACCTTGCCCTCTGTACCTTCTGTTATCGATTGTTTTCTTGCTGACACCCCATCTCTCTGCTAGTTCGTCAACTTCAATGGTATTAGATATGTCAAAATTCTTTTCTAATATTTCCATAAATTTCCCTTTTATTAATATTTTTGTTTATACTAACACAATATTACTAATTATGTTAATATTATTAAAAAAAAGTGGAGTAATTTATGAGTAAAACAGTATATGGACATACTAATTTTGGAACAGAAAACCAAAGTAATGAAGGCAAGGACATGGTCAACCACCCACCTCATTATAATGAAGGCGGTTTAGAATGTATAGATTATATAAGACAACAACTAGGATCGCAGTTTCCATCTTACTTAGAAGGGTCAATTATTAAGTATATTCATAGGCATAAGTATAAGGACGCAAACATACAGGACTTAGAAAAAGCCAGATGGTATCTTAATAAATTGATAGATTATTACGAAAATATGTAGAGAGGTCTACTATGCTTTTATATGAGTTTGATGATCGAATCTTAAACGAAAGAAACGGAAGAAAACCTATATATGTAAACAAACATCTTGCAAAAAGCTTTAAGGAATTTTGTGAAGAAGAGAATAAGCCACCTCATAAGGTAGCTGAATACCTAATATCTTTAGGTATGAACTCTGTAAAACATTACAAAGAACCTAAAGTGTCTTTTGACATTGAAGCTCTTTAAATAGATTTTTGACGTTGGTTAGCGAGTCAGTCGCTTGCATCTCTTCGTCTTTAATAGTTTTCTGTTTGCTACCGTCTGGAAATGTAAACATAACTTTCTGCGGTTCTAATGCAACCATAGCATAAACATCTATTGCATCTTTATCGTATTGTCTTTTCTTGGTAAACGAACCACGTCTAAAGTCATATTCCCATGACACCCTATGGTTTCTTATTTTAGATTGTGTTTTAACTTGGCACTTATATAGCGTGTGGTCAACGTCAAAGATGATGTCTGCCTCTGCGCTATGCGGAACTATAACCACAGTATCAGCATATAAAGAAAGTAGCGAGGCTACTAAGTATTCTCCAGAGCGGCCAATTCTTTCCGATTGGCGCGCCATGAGGTTATTCTATCCTTTGCCTTTCTAATATTTTTCTAACGGTTTTAGAAAGTCTGTTATATTTAATTTTAGCAAATCTTGCTGGATCTTCTGCTTCAGCCAAAGGTTTTACTTCTGCTCTTATTTCTTTTAAAACATCCCTCATAACTAATTCTTTAGTAGGATTATTTAATTTTTGATATGTTGGCGCAACAACAACTTTTGTTAATAGGTTTTCCACAACTGGACCCATATAGCTAGACATAATTTGGTCTGCCTGTTTATCTCCCGTATATGGAAGTATGTCTCTTCTTTTGAAACCTAACCTATCTAATTCTTTTTCTGCTGGATTTTTTGGTTCTCTTACAGTAATACCAGTTAATTGCCTTGCTAACGGACCTGGTACTTCTATATCTGTTAAGGGTATTCTTACAGTTTCTGGTCTACCTGGTGTTGCCTCTCTTGTTGGAGATACAACTGTAGGAAATCTTTCTCTATAAAAAGGTATGCTTGTACCAAGTTGTTGAGCTATATCTGTTGGAATATCTCCTGTTGGTATTGTTGTTCTAAACTCTTGTTGTTGGTCTACAAAATCATTAAACATTCTAAGTGGTGTTAAATATCCACCAAGAACATCTGATGTATACCTTGTTACAGCTTTATTAATTTTATCTTCACTATCTATGCCAGATAAATCGTTTATTAAATTGTCAACCAAAGCAAGACCAGCTCCTGCTCTGAACTGCGCTCCAGTCAACCCTTGTAATATATCTTTAGAATCTGGTGGTATTCTACCTTCTTCAGATCTAACCACTAAATCTGCTACTAATAAATACGGAGTTAGAGGAAAATATGGTCTTGCATCTATTGTTGTACCGTCTGTACCTTTTAATTCATACCACTTTTCTCCACCAAATCCCGTTCTTTTTGCTTCAATAGCACCCATTAAAATACCTGTGCCTAACATAGCTTGGCTTAAAGCTTTATAATCTCCTTTAGCTATTTTTGCTCTTTCTTTTCGTGAAAGTAGGGATGTAAAACCAAGAGGACTGTGTTTAAATTGAAAGTCTATAGCATTAGCCATAAATCTAGGAAAAGGTAAAACACCTGTAGCTACAAAAGGCATTTTATTTACTGTATCTACAAAACCTTTTAACAATGCATTGTCTGGTGTTTTTGCGTAAGTAAATGTTAAAGCATCATCTACTGCTTTTTTGACATCTGCTTCTGTAATTTTTGATATGTCATTAGCTTCTATTACATCATTAATGTTAATACCTTTTTTTCTTAAACTTTCATCTAATGATGCAGCAAACATACCTCTTCTATAAAAATATTCTTGCATCCTATTTAAAGTATTTAAACCATCGACAACTTTTTGCGCTCTTGCAAAAGGTTTACTGTCAGTTGCCTTTGCAACATCAGATGCATAATTAGTAAATAATCTATTTTTTTCATTTACAAAATAATCAGTAACAAAATCAGTTATATCTTTAGATTTTTTAACATCTGTTGTTAGATTTGCTAATAATTTAAATGATTGTGTATGATCTACGGGCGCAGTTTCTTTTCCAAAAAGTCTTTTAATTGGATTGAATGTTTGATTTAAAACATCATCAAAAACATTAGTTATAGTATGCATACCAACTCTACCAACCTGAGCGGTAAAGTTACGAGCTGACGTTGCAATTTGACTAACTAATAGACCTCTTCTTATATTATCTAACGCGTATATATTTTCTTTTTTTATACCTAATTTTCTTAATGCTGTAGAGGCCCAATCTTCAGTAGGAACATTATTAGACAAATCATCTGCTATATTTTGCAATCTTTTTCTAGCGAGGCTTAATTGATTTAATCTTTTACCAGAATCAGATGCGGCTATTTTAAATAATTGTAAAAGTTCCATAGGACTTTCTATATTATTTCTTTTTAACACTTCATCAAATTTACCTTTTGCAAGTGGTTGTTGATCTATACCTTGTAAGGCATCAAATAATTGATCTGATATTTGAATAGATGGATTTCTTGGTATTTTTAATTCATTTAATATTTCGACACCAGCATCAATAACATTTTGATTTAAACCTAAATTAATATCTGCTTGTACGTCTGGTGTTGTTTCGGCTAATTCATCTCTTGCTTCTTCTGCTAATTCTCTAGAATAATTTGTTGTTGGCGGTTCTTGACCAGTTACAACATCCGCCCAATCATATATAGCTTCAGTTACCTCTTGTTCTTCAGCTATTTCTTTTTGAGTTTGTTTTATAAAAGTATCTTGTTGTGCTGCTTTTTCTGCTTTAGCTGCAACATTACTACCAAAACCACCTAACGGACCACCAATACCTGCGCCTATTGTTCCGCCAAATGCAGCAGATTTTAAGTTTTGACCGACATCAAAGCTATCTTGTTCTCCTGCTGTAATTCTAGCAGATTGTCTTAAAGCATTATCTGCTGCCGTATATACTGCACCTTCGATTGCTCCGATTTTTGCACCTTCTTTTATACCAGCTTTAGTGGCTTGTTTTACGCCTTCTTTAATTCCTTGTTTGACTGCCTGCGCGCCAGCTGTAGCTGCACCAAAAGTTCCTATACCAACATAGGTACTTGGGTCTGTAGCGAAACCTTTTAAAGCTCTACCAAAACCAGCTAGACTTGCTTGTTTTTGGTCATACATATCCATTAAATCTACAAAAGCTTTTTTTTGATCGTCTGTTGCTTGTGTTAGTTGTGTGGCTTCTAAACTCATTTTAGGAAGATTATAATTAAACCAACCCATATACCTTAAACCATAGTTAGCATATTGTTCGTCTGAATCTAATTTAGGCGCATCAGCACCCTCATTTAATTCATATATTTTTTTAGAAGATTGAATCCATGCTGGATTTTGTTTAAGAGCAGACTCAGTTAATTTTAAATCTTTTGGTTCTGGAGCTTGTTGTTGTTCTGGAGCTTGTTGTTGTTCAGCAAATATTTGTAATGCCTCTTGTTCTGTTGGCTGTCTATTAGCAGTTACTTCTATTGATTCGCCAGTATTTGGGTCTGTTATTTTATATACAGGCATATCATTTTAGCCTTTATTTATTTCTTCTATAATTAAACCAGTATTATTGCTTGTTCCACCAAATCCACCTTTTAGAATAAGATCTAAAATTCCTGCTTGGTCAGATTTTTTTATTGTGTCTGTATATATTTTATATAAAGCTGGTTCTGCTGTTTTAAATGCCTCTTCATCACCGCCATATTTAAAAAGTGCGTTCATAGCATCTAATTTAAGTTTGCTTATTTGTTCTGTAGGCTTAGGTGTTTCTTTTGGTTTAGAACTTTCTATTAACATTCTTGATTTAGTTTGTACATCAAATTTTTTGAACAAATCTTTTTGTGATTGCGGTAAATTAGATTTATCAATAGCAATATTTAATTGTTTATCTAATTCTTGTTGTTTCTTTCTTTGTTCTTCTTGCAAGCTTTGTCCTTGCAACATAGCCTGTCTTTGAAGCATGTTAGCTGTAACATCTTGACCTTTATAAGCATCAGAAATAGCACTTAAAAATAAACCAATTTTTTGATTTCTGCTAAGTCCAGCAGGCTGTGCAAATGTTGGACTGCTACTAGGTGCTGTATATGTTGATGTTGGTGTTGTTTGTGTAGTTGGTATTCCGCCTGCCATTATAGAACTCCATAATTAACCATGTAATAACCATTAGTATTTTTGCTAATAGCTTCTGGCATATATTTTATTACTTCTTGTGCTATCACACCTGTTGTTGGATCATTTATACCAAGCTCTTTAGCTTTGTCATTCCAATCCCATGTATATAGTTTGTGTCCATTTTCAGACACACCTATTGGTGTTATATTTTCTTTTAATCTTTCATCAGAAAAATATCCTCTACCTCCGCCAGCAGTAGTAGCTGCTCCTGTTGCTCCTGAGCCAGCTGCCGCGCCACCTCCGAACATACCTCCCAACATTCCGCCACCAATCATTCCAGCTAAAGTGCCAAGAACATCACCAACACCAGTTTTTTTCTGGCCTGTTGTTGTTTGTTGTACTAATGGTGTACCCATACCGCCTTGTAATAAACCAATTTGTTGTGGTCCATAACCAAGCGCTCTGAAAAATTCTGCTCTTTGTGCATCGATAGCTTGTTGTTGTAATCCTCTTTGTTGTGCGCCCATACCTCCAAGCAATCCAAGAGTCTGGAACTGTTGTCCTTGTAGACCACCAAGCAATCCTGCTTGTTGCTGTCTTGCTCTTAATTCAAGTTCTGGTGCAAACATAGCCATTTGTTGTTGTCTTGCAACATCTGCTTCTGCTGATCTCAATGCTTGACCGTAACCTCTTTCTCTTTGTTCAGCAGCTGTTCTAGCCATAGCCTCAACAAAAGGTCTTTGTGATTCTGATTCTAATATTGCTGATCGTGAACCACCAAATGCGCCAGCTCTAATAGCTCTTTCCTGCGCACCGCCACGCGCTATATCAGCTTGTCGCTGTATATCTTTCATAGTTGCATCTATGACTTGTTGTTGATAAGGCGATTGATATGCACCTATATCTTGACCAAGTAAAGAAGCCGCTGGACCAGTAACAGGTCTTGCTTCGCCTGCAAGTCTTTGCATCGCTCTTGTAGGGTCAGCAGCCATGCTAGTTTCAAATAGTCCTCTAGTGGCTTGGAACTGTCTTAATTGATCTGGTGAGAAACCAGCAACCATTGGTCCTGTATAAGGTATGAAAGGTTGTTGTGATACACCTTGAGCGGCTGCAAAAAGTTTTTTAAATTGTTCTTCTTGAAACGCTGGTAAGCTTGCTGTAGTTTCTGTTACGGTTTTTCCTTTACTCATAAGTCTTTTCTAATTAAATGTTCTGTTTCAAATCCTAGATGTTTTATCTTTCTAATCCATCCTTTTCTACCGCCACCGTATAATCTTTTAATACCTGCGGCTTTTGCAAATGCTTCTATTGATGGTAGCATTTCTTCTAGTTCTTCGTAATCACCACCACAAAATAATAGATTCATTGCTTTAACTTGTGGATATATTACAAATTCTGTTATGTATGCAGACTTTTTGCCTGGCCATAAATGGAATATACCATGTCTTATTTTATCCTCTATATCGTCAATTGTATAGGAATCTTGATGTTTAACAGCTTTTGCTATATAAGGTTTACATCTTTCCCATTGTATTTCCCAAGGGTCTTTTTTCGCTTGGTTTATATCAATTACGTTATTAGTCACCTTTTGCATATTCTACGATGCTCGCATAAACAGTTAAATTACCAGCACGATCTGATTGTACTTTTACAACATCGCCTTGGTGTAGTACTAAACTTCTAGTTAATAATTCTTCAGTATTGTAAGCAGTAATAGTAAATTCTTTAAATAAGGTATAAGTAGTACCATCATGCGTTACAGTAACTGTTATATTGGTTTGTTGATTATCATGGTCACAAACCAAAATAGATTCAATAATTGCAAAAGTAAAATCATCACCGCTTGGGGATGTATATAATGTTGTTAAATCTGTAGTGGTAAGTATTTCATGCGCTGTTTCAGCTCTTTGTAAATATTGTCTTTGTGAGGATAGATCCATTATCTTCTACCTCTAGTTCTTACATTTAATCTAATATTACCAACTTGAAAGTCTTGTGTTGTGCTACCTGTTACAGTCATTTGTACTTGTCGTGCTGTAAACCTAGCATCGGTATATCCATCATTTTCAAAGGTAAAACTACCAAAGTCTGTTTCGCTACCTAGCGGGGTAAACTTACCTTTAAAACTTATTGTTACACCTGGTAATGTGTTTGCTTCTTCATCTGGAATAATCTGGTTACATTGTACATAGTTATTACCATTACCTAATTCTATTGGACCACTAGTACAAAAAGGTGCAGTACCATTTAAGTTGGGTGATTTAGCCAATGTTGTAGATTCGTGTTCGTATACAAAACCACTAGAGTCAGCAGCTATAGGATAGTCAAACGCACCTTGGTCAACCCAACAACCTCTATCTAAAGAACCTATAGACCAAGTGTTTTCTAAGTAATTCCAAATAACATATTTGTTTGGCGTGTATTGTCCATCACCTACAGGAAAACCCCACCATATTTCGTTAAAGTTAGAGTTGTGTCCACCCC